CTCTTGAGCAGCGCCGTCGGACGCAGCGCCGGCGAGGTAGAACCGCAACGCATCCGGGCCGTCGACGTGCGTGCGAACGAGTGGTTGCCGAAAGACGCGACCGTGCAGCACGCTTTGCCGCGGCAAAGGTACAGCGATCACGCGCGGCCGAGCGAGCGCGTAATTGACCGGCGGCGGCAAATAATGCGCCGGCTCGTTCGACCGTGGCTGTCGTCTTGTGATCGCTGTACGCATGGTTTACTCTTCGAAGTCGATCGACACTGCCGCCGTTTGGTTCGCGGGCGCCGTCAATTCAATGCCGAGTCGGCCGCCGCCCTTGACGATGACTTCCTGCCCGAATGGAAAGAACCACTTCAAGCCGTTTTGCGGATGGAATTCGCCGACCTCCAGAACGTCGCCGCCGGTCGGCTCGGCGGTGACAGTTTGGCGAACGGCCGTTTGCAGCGTCTCGTCGTCGGCGTCGTTGTTTTTACTCAGATGCGTTCCAGCGGTGCCGGCGCTCGAGGTTCCCGCATCGGTTTGCCGCAAGATGCGGTATTTAATCGGCTGATCGGTCGGCGAGGCGCTTTTCCCGCTCATTGTTATGCCAAGGATTTTGACGCGATGATTGGACGCCGCGACGATCTGCAGCGCCGTTTTCGCCGTGGCGGCGGTAAACGACACTTCGCCGCTGTTCGCCCGGGCCAGAATTCCTGCCATGAAATCAACTCCTTAGAAAAGCATTGTTGGTTGGGGTGGATGGATGATGCGTGATCGAGCGGGAATACGAGTGACCGCCGGCGCGGTTGAGCCGGTGGTGACGGTGTAGCCGCCGTGCCGATAGATGATCGGGCAATGTTCCGCTACGCTTGTCGCTGTCGTGGAAACGCTGATCCCGTAATTGTCGACAACCTTTCGCGTCGAGCGGATCAACGGCAGGTAGAGTTGCAGGCCGCGTTTCACACACGGCGGCGCGAATCGCTTGGCGAGTCGCTGAACTTCTAAATCGGTCGTGGTCAATTCCACATTGTAGATGGCAAATTCCGCGATTCGCCCGTTCGCCGGATGATCGCCGCCGTCGTGGGCGCCCAGAGCTATCGGGCGGCCATTGGTTGCCCATGTGCTGAACGCCGTCCCCGCTCCGCCGATCTGTGACCCGTTGAGATACATGTTCCGGTTTGACGCTCCGGAATCCCAACAAAACAGCACATGGTTCCAGGCGTTTTGGTTGAGCGTGTAACTGCCGGAGTTGACGACGATGCGATACTCGACGCCTCCGGTGAACCAACCGCAATAGAGCTTGTTGTCCGAGAATTTGTTGAGGTTGAAGAAGTTGTTCGCGCCGGAATTACGAACGTCGAACAACACATGCTCGACGCCGTCCGTGGAAGCCCACGTCGGCCAAAACCACATCGAGACCGACCCGGCGGAGCCAAGGTTGATGATGTTGTCCAGGCTGATAATCGCACTCGATCCGGCGGCGGGAAGGCTGATCGCCATCGATTACGTGTCCTTCACATGCACGCCGAGCAGCTCGGCGTCGGTCGTGATATCGTCGGTCCCCGACGTTCCATCGGCGTCGCGCCGAATCTTCAACCGGAACGCCTCGCCGGCGACGAGTGAATCGACTTGCGCCCCGGCCGTGAACGTGATCGACACGGCGATGACCTGGCCGGACGTTCCCGGCGCCGAGCCGCCCCCCGACTGGAACGCCTCAAATGAATCCGAATCAATGTCGAGACCGCTCGCGTTGATCCGCTCAATAGCCGCTTGCCAACGGACGGACCCCGACGTCGCCGTCGTGAACGCACAAAAAATAACAACCGTGATACCCGTCGCCGCGCTGTAATTCGCGGGCATGACGCCGCTAAACACGGCCTCTTCATCCGTCGCCCCGTCGAAGTCCAGCACCAGGTGCGCATTCCGTTCGTCCAACGTCGCCGCGGCCGACGCCGGCGGCTCATTGCAAAGCGGCGTGAAAACGAAAAGTGTATCGCCGGATGCCATCGTCAAACCTCGTCAATCGTTAATTCGCCCGTGTCGTCGACCGTCGCCGTGAATCGCGGCAAGTCAGGCTTGCGCACCATCCGCCCGGTGAACTCCAACGCGTCGCCCGAGTTCCCTGCCGCGTCCATCGGCACGATTCGAAACCGGTGCACTTCGCCGTCTTCCAATCGCGGCGACTGCCAACGGAACGCCCGTTGACCCTGCGCGGGAACCGGCGACGGTTGCTGCTCCGTCCATGTGGAATCGCCGAAGTCATACCGATCAATTCGATACTGCGTCGCGCCGGCAACCGACAGCCAGGTGAGCGTGAACCGTGCGGCCGCGCCGAACGGCGGTATCGCCCCGTCGACGTCCGTCACCTCCACGTCGACCTGTTCGTCCAGCGGCAGGCGAATTTCCACCGTCCCGTCGGCCGACTCCACCGAGTACGCCAGCGACCCGTCGATCCAAACGCCGAACGTCACCGGCGGCGTCAGATTGCTGCTGATCGGCTGCAAGACGCTCGTCTGGTCGGCGATGCGCGGCGTTCCCCATGCGATTGTCATGTGAGCTTTTGCACCGTCCAGCGGGCGACGACCATGTGCGTCCCGCCCGCGCCGCCGACCGGCGTCACCACGTTGTACCGATCGACTTCTTCGACCTCCCAGATGTAAACCGACCCGCGCGACACGCCGCAAAGCGTCAGCGTCGCCATCGATCCCTGGAGAGCCTTGTAGCTGTCCGTGAGCGTTTCGCCAGCGGATGCGGATGCACAATCAACGATCGACTCCAACTGCGTCGGCCGCGAATGCCGCCCGAGCTCGCCGATCGCGTGCCCGTCCACGTTGGGCCGCGTGCGATCCTCGGAGAGCTTGCCGAGCTTGTCGACGGCGCCCGTGAGCCGGATAAAGGTGAACGAGCCGATTGAGTCAGCCAATTACGGACCCTCCCCGGCGAATAGGAGGGTTGCGGCGAACAATTGCGCGCCGTACGATGGATCGGAAACCAATAGAGCGAAGGAAAATAGGACGATGGCCAAAACGATCGACCAACAAGACGCGGAAATGGTCATGGGGATAGCGAAAGTCGCCACCATCATCGTATCGCTGGTGCTGTTTATTTTCGCCATCGCAGTCCCGTTCGTCCTACTGCAAGCCGATCCGCCGTTGAGCAAGTCGACATTCTTTCTTTCGGTCGTAAATTATGCGTCCCCACCGCTGGCGCTTTCGGTAATCCTTCCAATCGTCTACATCGTTGCTTCAAAACTGAATGCTATCGACCAGCGACGAACGGATTGAGAGCAGCACGAAGTCCCATGGCTGGACCAGAATCCACCGTAGCGTCAGTGTTTTCTTTTGTATACTTGTTGTTTTCCTTCATGACTTCAATCTGACGTTCAATGGCGTCTTTGTGGTCCTCGAATGCGTTCCTCATCATTTCGAGAACGTCCTTCATGGCGCGGAGAGATTCCTTTTCTGCATTGGATTGCTTTACGCCAGAATCGGAATCTGGAGATCGGGTTTGCCTCTCAGCTTTTCGGTAATTTCTTTCCGCTTCCCCAACTTTCCGCTCTTCTTCCGCCAAAGGTTCACGCATCTCCTTTGAGCGAATTTCGACAAACTTTTTAGCTCGCTCATCCAGCGGCATCATTCGCTCTTTCCGTTCAGACTCTACCGCCTTTTCTTTTCCTGAACGTAGCATTCCGGAAATCTTTTCCCTGAGCAATTCAGCTTCAATTTCATTCTCCGGCTTTATGCCGGAATCTCTCACCATTCTCTCGGTTATTAACTTTTCGTCAACCGGTCCAAACGTGGCCATTTCGCGGTCCGCAATTTGCTTTAGCGGACCGTCAACATTTCGAAATTGCTTATCAATGTTTCGGCTTGCAATCTGCTTGGCTCTTTCTTTCTTGATCTCCGTCCTTTTGAGATCGATGATCGCAAGTTCGCTTTCCTCTTTGTTCAATGCCTCTCGGATGCTGCCAAAGAATGACGTCGGATCCTTCCTGAATCGCTCCTGTTCCTCTTCGGGGAAAAGCTTTATAGTCTCGGTGCTCATTTTGCGAAGGGTATCTTTGTACTGTTGGATCTTCCCTTCTTTTCCCTGTGCGGCCTCATTCAGCGGCTTGAGTTGTTCTGATAACTTCATGTCAGCGAGAGCGCCTTCAGCCTCAATCAGTCCTTCAATTGAATCCCTTGACTTATCCGTAAATGAACGCATCCGGTCAATATGATCGGTGTACTCTTTGATCGTTGGAATCGTTCTAAGCAGTTCGGCCTTGTGCTCTTCGTGCGCACGCGTTGCTTTTGCCGTAGACTCCCCGCCTTCCAGCATCTTCGCACCAAAAGCTGCTGCCATGATTCCCGCCGTCGCGAGCGCACCCGCCAATGGGCCGTAGGCAACCTGTGCCACGACGCCAATATTGTTTCCAGTGGATCGTAGGGCGTCTCCTAAACCCATTCCGGGCTGCGCGAGAACTGTTACTAAGTCTTGGGCACCATAAGAAAGCTGGCCAAGGGCAAAATTCATGTTCATCGCCTTTTGGCTGACGATGCCTGCTTCCTGCCCGAGATTTTCTTTTGACTTCACCACCTTCTTCAATTGCCCATCCAGCACCGCGTACGCTTCCGCCGCCTTCGGCACGCCGTTGGCCGCGTCGCGGAACGTCGCGTTCATCTTCGCGCGAAGTTCGTCCTCTTCCTTCGACAGCCGCGCGTACAGAGCGATCTTCTCAGCCATCCCCTCTTTCACGACCGCGTTGCCGGCCGCCGCGATCGTCGCCGTGTGATCCGCCGCCGCGCCGGCCTTTTGCTCCGCGACCGTCACCGAATCCGTGACCGCCAGTAGCTCCTTCCGCGCGTTCACGGCGGCCGCCGCCGACGCCGTGGTCAACGCCTGCACTTCGCCGAGCCGAGCCTTGTACGCGTCTTCCTTCGCCGCGACGTCGTCCGATCCCTTCGCCTGCGCCTGAATCCACTCCTTGTAGGCCGACTTCACCTCATCGATCTTGCCCTTGAGCGGCGCGTAATTTCCCGTCAATTGCTGCAGCGCGGCGACCATCTCCTTGTCGCCTTCGATCGCCGCCTGCGCGAGCCCTTTGATAACCGCCTTCGACTGATTCGCCGCCGCGTCCGCCAGTGCCATCGCCTGGACGTACGCCGTCGGGTCGGCTTGCAGTACAAAGATGTCGCTCATCTCGGGCATCGGTCAATCCTCGATCGAATCACTCTCGATCATTCGCCCATCGCCAACCAGTCGAGATCAGGCCAGAGCGGAACGTACTGCGGGTCTAGGCCGCGGCGCCAGGCGAGGCTTCGGAGCCACTGGCCGCTTGGATTTTTTTTTGAGCCGCCGCCAGCGACTTCGCCAGGTCAGGCATGCCGAACGACGCCGCCGCGATCTGCCAAAAGTTGTCCGTGTCGATCAGCCCGAGCGTCGCCGCTTCCCACCAGCCGATCCGGTAGTTCACCGCCAGCAGCCCGCACGCGTACGCATACGCCTCGTGCCAGTCGTACTCGCCGCCATGCCGCGCGAGCGCGTGCCATTTCTCCGACGCCGCAAAGATCGCCTGGTACTGCTCGCGCACCGCCATCATGAGCCGCTTGCCGGGCAACGCGCGGAACGTGCGCGGCAATCGCGTGTTTTCGGGGCCGACAACCGGAATCGTCCACTCGTTCCCGTCAGCAAGTTTCACGGCATGGCCATAGATCAGCCGCTCACGCTGCACGTCCGCCGGCGTGGGGGGCGATACCTTCTCGCGACCGATCCAGTAAAGCGGCTTGCCGTCGGCGTCTTTTACCGCCGTCCATTCCTGCCGATCCGACCAGTAGCCCGCGTTTGCGTCGACGCCGCCCACGGCATTCGGCGACGGCATCACCGCCACGAGCTGGCCGACCTTGCCGTCGGGACCGCCATTGTTCTGGGCAACCGCCAGCGAGGAGTCGTGCAGCAATGTCCGCAGCTCGACGTCAGGAATCTGCTCGACGTTCGAAACCGGGGCCGCCTGCGGGAAGTAGTAAAGAAATCCGGCCATTAGCCCACGTTCTCCACGCGGTCGCCGAATTGGGCGCCGCCGACCATGATCCAACCGTCGGCAATGAACCGGTCTAGCATGCCGACCGCATTTTCCACGGAAACATCGTGAGCGATCATCGCGTTCACGAGTCCATCGGGAATGGGTCGCTTCTCGCTGGCAACTTTCGCCGCCTCGCGGATCGCCTGGACTCGCTTCGCGTCGCCTTGGCTCGTCTCTTCGCTCATAATTCCCTCGTTACTACGTGAGTCGTTTTACAGCCACTCGCGGGCGCCCGCGCCGCTAGGTTACGAGATCGCGACGGCCGTATTCTTCACGATGATCGCGTTCGATCCGTCCCACTTCGGATTGAGCATCAGCTTGCCAGCGTGCGATGCGTCGTTGCCGCCGCCCCACTGGCCAACGGTGAGAATGCCGTCGTCGATCGTGAAGGAAATGTGCTCCGCCGTCGCGTTCGCCACGGGGACAGAATTGTCCGTCATCTTCCGCAGATAGAAGACGGAGTCGGTTGACGTTTGGGCCGTGCCGTTGATGCCGTACGTCGCCGCCGCAGACTCGTCCTTCAGATCGAACTCGATCGTCGGCCGGCGCCGCTTGATGTGCACACGTCGCGGGTACACTTCTCCGTCGGCAAAGATCACCTCCTCCTCGATGCCGAAGTTGAGCGTCCAGCCCTGCAACCCGTCGAGAGCCGTGCCGTTGAATGACGCGGGGCCGAGCGTCCAGCATTCGTCGATCAGCGGCGTCGCCGGCAACGCCACGCCGGTCGCCGGGATGATGACCGCATTGGTTCCGTCGTAAACGGGGATGATGTCAACGGCGAGTTTCGCGGGCGCGCCCTGCTGAACCGTGAGCGTGCGCGGGATTATCATGCCGGTCGTGACGCGATAACGCATCTGATTCGTCGACGTTTCGCGAACCGAACTCGCGGCTGACTTCGTGGCGTACAGATCGACCGTGGTGTACGTCGCCGATTGCGGAATCGCGAAGCCGTCCAGCCAGATTCCGGCGTCGAGCATCGCCTTGATGTCCGTCGCCGTGAATGAAATTTTCGGCTGCACCTTCATCACCGCGGCGAAAGACGGATCGACCGCGCCGCCGGCATAGAGAAGCGTCGCTTCGGTGCCGTAATCCACCTGCTGCGGATCGACGCCATCGATGCTGAACGCCGAGCTGCCCGAGATGCGAACCGGACCGTTGAAGAAAATGTTCGTCGCGCTCACGATTCACACCCCTTATGCCGCTGCTGCTGTGATCCTGGTCTGCTCCCGAATCGTCGGCGTCGCCGCCATCCGCTCGTGGAGCCGCTTAATGAAAATCCTGAAAAGTCGCTCCCGCTGGCCGTCGGTCATCTTCGTGATCTGCCCCGCGTCGATCGTTCGCAACGGGTGACTGTATTGCACCTTGACCTCGACCCGCTGGACGTTCGACGTCGCGATCGCTTTCGGCCGCATGTTTCCACTGCGAGCGTTGCCGAGCACGAAGTCTTTCATGTCGCCCGAGTAGACGTACGGCGCCGGCGACTTGTGATAGTTCGGGTTCACCACCATCGCACCGGCCCAGCGACCCTGCGGCCACGAGCGGACCTTCGCCGCGTACTGCTTGACTCGTAAATACTTCGCCGACCGCTGCGGGTAACCGTACCGCGTCGACGCGCCCGGCTCAAAGTGCGACGCCAGCATGTCCGGATCGTCGATCCAGTGCTGTGCCGCGAACTCCAGAGCCTCTCGCACCAGCGAGTTGAACGCCGCGACACGACCACCGCGTGCGAACCACGCGCGACGCTGGTGGATCACCTCGACGGCTGTAATCATCGCAAACCTACCTGCAAACCAATCCAAACCTGGAAGTATTGCGAGTCGTCCTGTTTCGATTGCCGCCTGGGCGCCTGAGTAACTTTCATCCCGTCAGCGTCCTGGATAATCAGGTAGCCGCCGCCTTCCGCGAGGATTCGCATCTCAGTCAAGATCGCCCCGTACCAATTGCGGAACGAGAGCTCCTCCTCGTAACTCGACTGCGCCAACGGGTCGGGATCGCGTTCGAACAAGATCGTCAGGTCGCCGCTAAGAAACCCGCCGCGACGCACTTGTCCGCCAATGTCTTCGCAAATGATCGCCGCCGGCAACGTGTACTCGCCGCCATTGATGTCGTAGACGTAGACATTCGCGCCGTCGGTCGCCTGCCATGTCGCTGTCGCCTCGATCAGCGTCTTTAACGCGTCGATCTGCCGAGCGATATTACTGGTCGGTGTGATCGCCACGATTAACGCCTCGTCTGCCTCGCGCCCTGCCGGCCTTTGTTCACGATCTCGATATTGAGCACCGTCAGTTCCTGCATGCCGACGCCGTTTTGCCGTGGACGCCCGCGGAGCCTGTAGATCACGCCATCGGGCATGGTGAACGCGTCGCCCTCGACTGGATTCGCCACGCCGCGAGTCGCATCGGTTTCGATCAGCAACGTCCGCCGCCTGGTGATCTCCAGGCCGCTGTTGCCGTTCTCGCTTTCGATGTCTTCCAGGTACGTGATTTCCGCCTTGATCGACTTCGGCTCGCCGCCGCTAATCGGCGTGTACGTGACCATCTCCGCAAAATGACTCGTGTTCAAGAACACGGCATCCGCATGTCGCTGCATCATCTCGCGGAGATTGGTCGTTCTGGTCATAGCGCCGCCTTCGATTACTCGCAGAACTCGTACGAAATGCGGTCGATCTGGAGCGAGCCGACGTCGGTGTTGGCGGCTTTCTGGATCTGAGCGAAGAACTGAAGATTCTTCGTTCCAGACGCCAACGCCGACAGATCGAAAGTCGTCGTTTCCGCAACGCGTTTGAAGCCGCGCGAGCCGTCCATGTAGAAGTAGACGTTGCTCCGGCCGCCCTCGCGGAACGAGATGCCGAACCGTTTGAACGTCGTCGACAGCGTTTCGCTGGTCGCGATGTCCGACTTCGTGGTCGTGCCGTCGGTCGTGCGGATGACGACGCTCGACGACGCCAACGCGCGGAAGGCAAGCAGCTCCGTGATGCTGTTCACAGTGTCGTTGCGCGCCCCCGCCAGGCCGAACGCGAGCTGCGTCGTATTGGCCGTGGTTCCGAGCGCCGTCGAGATGCGAGCGATGAACTCGATGTAGGCCAGTTTCGTCGGATCGAAACTGAGCGTGTCACCGTTGTAAATGCAGACGTTCTGCACTTCACTATCGGCCGATAGCGAAAGATCGAAAACGCCGATCGCATTCGCGACAGCCGACTTATAGGTCGCTGTCGCGTTTGTGCTACTGCTGGTGATCTTGCGGACGTACGGACCTTGGGTCTTATCCGTCACGAGTGGCAACAGGCCGGCGCCGATAAGGTGATGATCGATTCGGTATGCTTGGCTCATTGAAGTCTCTCACGCGGTCAGGTAGCCGTCGGGGGCGTTCGACCGCAGCCATCGCCCCCGGGTTGAGTCACGCGCACAACTGCGTCAGCCGCCTTGGCGGCCGCCGATTACGATCCCTTGTTGCGAACGAAGCCGCGCCAGTCGATCGCCTTGACGCCGAACGTCTGATGCTCGGTGAACTTTCGGCCTTTCGTTTCGAAGCAGTAATCCTCTTCGACAACCGGTGTTTCCTCTCCTTGCAGGAAGGTGACCTCGATGGTGTCGACGTCACGAGGATCGGCGGCACCGAAATATCGAGTGGTCGGGTTTGAGTCGCCGGCGCCATCAAGGATCGCCTCGACAACCGGCGTAACCCGGTTCTGCCAGATGTTCCGAACGCCCGGGTTAGAGTTGGCAGGGTTGGCGGTCGCCGACAGGAACTCCAGCAAGCTCCCTTCCAGGCCGGCCGGAACGATGATGTACTTCATCTCGGTGTTGAGCGTCACCGGGTTGTCGGTATTCAAGCCGGTCTGAAGTCGAAGCAATCGCTGCATTTCATTGAACGCCGCCACGCCGGGGGCGGCGCTGCCGGTTCCCGTGGTGATGACGTTGCTGTGCGTCGCGTCGAACAGCGGATTGCCGTCGCTCATGTTGGGATTCGACGTCAAGATCGCGTACACGGCACGATTGACGGTCCGCTCTGCCGCACGGCCGTACCGGACCGGAAGCGTGTTGAAAGCGCCCAAGTCGTCGTTGATGAGCATCTGCCGCGTGAACGACCAACCCTTGCCGCGAGTCTGAACGGCATAGGTTTCCTTCGACTCCGTCAACTTGTCCTGAGGGAACGGATTGCCTTCCGGAATCAGTTCCAGATCGGACGCCTCGCCGAGCCTCATTCGGTTGATGTTCTTGAAGTCGGGAACGCTGTCTCCGATCTTTACCCACGTGCGGTACGTCGCCGGAGCTTCCATGTAGGCGTTCAGCAGCGTTTTGTTCGCCGCATCCATCAGGATGTATGGGAAGTCGGCCGAACGGTGATACTCGCCGCCGGACGCCTTCGGCAATCCCTCGCGTTCCCAGCCGAGAGCCATGCGAGCGATATCGTTCGGCGCCATGCCGCGAGTCGAGATGCCGAACATCCGCAGGTGTTCGGAAGCGATGTCCATCATCCGCATACCACGAAAGATGTGAGCGTCAGAGCTGATCGTTCGGGCGCGAGTCGGCAACATCAGCCGGCCGCCGGCGCCCGTGACCGTCTCGTATCGGCCCGTCGCGCGATTGCGATGGAAATAGGCTGCGCGATCGCCGAGCAGTCGCAAGGCCAATCCGTCCGCCACTAACTCCGCGAACTTGTCCGCCTGCGCGCGCCCCGCGACGATCGGCCCTCCCATGTGATTGAAGCCGCCGTCTCCAGAGCCGTCGCCCGACCCGCCCGTGCCAAGCGGCTTCCGCTCCTGGGCGAGTTGGTCAAAGATGTAAACCTTCGCATCCGTTTCGTTCGATCCGTTGTCGATCAGTAAGTTGGCAACCTGATTCGCCCGCGCCGAGTCGTTCGGCCAGAAGCCGTTGCACATTCCGCGGAGCGTGTTGCCGCGAGCGATCTCCTCGCGGCGAATTCTCGCCTGCATCTGGGCGGACGTTTCCGCCGGAGCAGTAGTCGCGTTGGTGTTTGTGTTTTCGCCCGTTCCGCCGGGCTTGTTTTCCGGACCCATTGCACTCTCCTGCTTTGGCGTAGATTCCGCCCGACTGCCTTGGCGTCGCGGAACCGTTCCGCTCACCAATTCCGAAATGACTTGCTGAAGCGTGCCGATTCGATCCGCCATGCCAGCATCAACCGCCTTCTGGCCGATCAGTAAACGACCATCGGCCATCGCGAGAGCCTTGTCTCGACTAATGCCGCGATTGCGTGCGACTGCGTTGACGAACAGGCTGTAGAACGCGTCGACCCGCTCTTGGATCACCGCTCGCGATTCGTCCGACAATGGTTCAGAAGGATTGCCGGCAACTTTGTGCTTCCCGGCGTGGATGTAGGTCGTCTTCACGCCACGTGCCGCGTCCGCCTTGCTCTGTTCTCGGTGGACGCTCAAGACGCCAATCGATCCGACTCCCGCCGTCGGAGCGGTGACAATTTCGTCCGCCGCGCTCGCGATCCAGTAGGCCGCCGACGCCATCAACTCGTTGACCACGGCGATGATCGGCTTTCGGCCGCGCGCCGCGAAAATCGCCTGGGACAGTTCCTCGGGACCGTTCACCGATCCGCCAGGCGAGTCGACGTCGAGCACGATCGCCGAGATATTCGGATCGTCAACCGCCTCTTGAATCGATCGCACCAACGCATCCGTCGATGTTCCGCCGGAGAAGTCGCTGAACATGTCCATCCGCTTGCTGATGACGCCGTAAACTGGAATCATCGCAATAGAGTCGGCTTGCGCCGGTCGCTTATGCGCCGCCCGGTCGCCGACAGCCGCGCGAATGTCGTCGGCCGAAAACTCAACGCCCTCTTGGCGAGCCTCGATGACAAACGCCATCGCGTCGAGCTTTGACGGCAGAATCGCCCACGGCGTCGAGTAGAAGGCTTCAGCGATCCGGGGAATATCAAACATCGTCGTCTTCCTCTTCTCGCCACTCAGCGCCCGCGTTCTGCGGATCCTGTTGCGGCTGCTGATCGCTCGATCCACCCGCTGGAGCCGGCTTCTGCGCCTTCGCCAGCAGATTGAGCAACACGTCTTTCAGGCCGAGCTCGTCGAGTTGCTTGAACTCTTCCGCTAGTTCCTCGAAAACCTCGTCGCGGTCCAAGCCCTTCTCGGCCAGTTCCTTTTCCCAAGTCGACAATCCGCCGCCGATCGCCGCGAGCGACGCCGCGACCTGCTTTTCCGGGTCGATGTAACCCCATCCAGGCGGCCGTGCCTTGCACGCCAACCAGCGGGATTGGTTGCGATCGAATCGAGCGACGCCGCCGGATGGAACGACTAGCTCGCCACTGGCGATCAGTTGCCGCGTGACGCGTTTTCGCACTTCGCAGTCGACGTACCACGCGTGCCACGCCTGCGCGGGAATGAATCCCTTGCGGTCTTGCAGGTCCGCCGCGCGAGCGCTCGAAAACGTCGTCTGCGAGAAGTCGCCGGTGAACCGCTGGAACGACAAGCCGACGCCTTGCCCCATCATCTGGAGCATGAATTTCAGCCACGGAACCGCGTTGCCGTTCGGCCGATTCGACTGGATGATGTCCAGGCCGTCTTTCGGGCCTCCGTACAAACCGATGCCAGGACCGAGCGGAGCCTGTGAATTGCCGAACTCGTCGACCGGCGCAGCTTCGCCGTTCTCGTCAACGAATCCCAAACCTTGACCGGTGCCGTGCTCGCGACGCAGCATGTACACGAAGAACGACGCCACTTTCGCCGCGTCGATCTCGTATTCCATGTACTGGTAACTATTCCAAAGAGCGGTGACGATCGGAGCGAACCATGATGCTCCGCGCGTCGCTGTCGCCCGCTTGCTTTTGAACAGGTGAATAACGCGCCACGCCTCAACGCGTTCCGATTCGTGCCGGCCGCCGTAAATGTCGCCTGGATGTTCCGTCCAAAGGTGGTAGGCGACACGCCGGCCGCGAGCATCAAACTCGACGCCGCGAACGATCTTGTTGAGATTTCCGTCTCGTGGTCGATCCTTCGTGCAATCAAACTGATCCGGCTCTACCAACTCGAACGCGATTGGCGCAATGCGACCCGGATCATTCAACGCTGTCTCAACCAACAGGCTTTCGCCAGCCTCGATCGTCTGGTAAAGATTCGTGCGCGTCTGCATAAACCAATGCATGCGACCGGCCGCGTCAGACTGCTCCATCCACCGGCTGTACGCGTCGTTCGCCGCGCGGTTCCAGTCGCGGAGCAATTTGCCGTCGCTGTCGCGAACCGCCGCGCGGGTCTGGACCCCTTCGCCGATCAGGTTGTTCACCAACGTATCGGAAGCGCCAACGCACCAGGGATTGTTTCGGCCAAGCCAGCGGGCACGAGCGGTGAGCAGTTCCCAATTCTTCTTAATCTCCGCGTCGCCCGTGCGATTATTCGGGCGCCAGCCGCCATTCATGCGGTTGACTTGACCGCCTGTATAACCAGCCTGTGGCATCGCCGGCTCAAGAGCGGATTTTGCCGCCTCAAGCATTCGGATGACAAAATTTCTTATGGACTCTTTCACGGAGTAATATTATCCGTCCGAGTTGCCACAAATTGGTTTAATGAACATCGCCGGCGTCGCCGTGCTGCGCTCCAGGTCGCGGATCAGTTCGCGAAGATCTTTGATTGTGCATCCGCGAAAACGATTCATCGCCGTGCCGTACTCTTCGACAGCATCTCCGGCGAGACGGTTCGCTAATGCGGTCCGTGCTAATGCCAATAATTGCGCGTCGCTTTCGTTTGCCATGATCTGAGTTTTACCCCGAATCACGACATAAGCAACACCAGTCAATGGCAACATTACCAACCGTTGGTAATTATTTCGAAAAAAATTATTTTCGGCGTTGCTTAACGAAGGTATGACCGCATCCAGGTGGGTCGATCACGCCGTCGCACCTGTAGTAAGTCACGTTCGGCTTCGTGCTGTACGCTCGCGCCGGCTTGCCGCAGATTTCGCACCGGACGCTGTTGATCGGCGGCTGTCGCTTCCTTGTCGCCAACGGGGCGGGAACGGCCACCGCGACGATCGGCGCGATTATTTCTGGATCGGAAGCCGAAAGCGGCCGGGTCGATGGAATCGTGTTGTTTTGACGGGATTTCGCCATTATCTCCACCCTCCAGGTCCGCTCGCGATCGGCCGTTGCCGGCGCCCGTTCGATGGTGTTTTCTCTGGCGGTTCGCGAAAACCGTAGCCAAAATGGAACGCCGCGGCTTCCTGCATTTTCTCCAGGTCGCCGTAGTGCTCGTTTTCTTTGTTCTTCGATCGCCACCGCTTCCGTTCCGGATCGTCCGGCGTCGGCTCGCTCTTCCGCTGCCAACTCGCCAGGCTGTCGATGTAATCTCGGCCGATGTTCGTCGGGAGCGACCAGTAGCCGGGATCGCCGCGAGAAATTGACAGCCGCCGATCAAATAACTGATCGAACGCGTGACCGGCATCGACTTCCCATAGCGTCAGGCCGAGCTGGGGAATTCCGTTGTCCTTCGCTCGCATCATGCTTGACTGGCCATATTGGCGTATGCCGCGAACTGGTATGCAAACTGACCGGTTCTTCGCGCAAAAGTTGTATACGTCAATAGATCGGTTACCGTCGGTTGAGTCGATTAAACACCATCGGACGCGATATTCTTCGCCATCAAGCCCTGCGTAATTCGCGCTCAAAATGGTTACTAAATCCGACCAGCTTTCGATGTTTCGACCGTACCGGATCAACCAACTGTTGCCGTAGTATCCCCAAGCGCGGATGATGTAAATCAGCTCCGAATGCTGCACGTCGACGGTGCAAACCAGCTCGATTGGTTGTTCAGGGACATAGCCGATTTCGTACGCCTCGCGGTGCTGGAGAATCTGTTCAGCCTCAACGTTCTTCTTCTTCGTTTCCCACGGTTCAGCCAGCCAGCCCTGGACGAAATTCTTCAACGCCGCCGTCGATTCCCTCTTGCACCGGAGAAATTCCGCGACGAACGACGCCCACGTGATGACCGGCGAATACAGCGACGATAACTGGAAGCCGGCGATGCCGTTTTGCCGTTCTGGAACGCCGGCGATCCAGCCGTCGCGAGTGACGTGCTGGCCCTTCTTTACCCATTTGCCCTTGATGAGCATGAGCGGCCGGTGCTGTTCCCTGATCTCCAGATGACAATACCGACATTCGTAGTAAACGCTCGACGGGACCAGTTCGCCGCGATCGTCCGTCTTCCACTTCAGGCCGTACGGCGTCGCGACGCTGCCGAACTCCAACCATTGAAATTCGCCGCAGTGCGGGCACGGCATCTGGTAATGTCGCTGGTCCGACTGATCGTAGTTCTCGGTGACCCTGCAGGATCCCCGCTCGGTGCACTTCCCCTCGATGTAGATTTTCACCCGCTCGGGGCTAAATGCCTTCGTCCGGTCTTCCGCCATCTGGACCGGATCGCCTTCCTTCGACGTCGCGCGGGAGTGCAGGTTCACCTCGGTGACGTGGACCACGGCGGCGGATCGTCCAGACACCGACCAGCGGGCGCCCGACCACGAGTAGTAAATCACCTGGGAACCGAGATCGACGCGTTGCTTGTTCCGCTGGCGGGGCGGCGGGAGTTTGTCGCGGAGCGAATCGACCGTCGAGATCATCGGCACGAGCTTCGTTTTCTGATGCTCTTCAGCACTCTTCTCATCGGGACAGCTCACCATCATTGGGATCGGATTCTGATCAGCGATCCAGCAGGTGAACGCGCCGCCGGTCGCCGTCTTGCCGAGCTGCGTGCCCATTCCAGCAACGACGCGTTGATACCGCGGGTCGGTGAGAGTCTCGAGTATTTCGTCCAGGTAAGGGAAGATTTCACGACTCCAGAAGCCGACGTGCGCGGAAACCTTCGCGGAGAAGTAGACGTTTCGCTCGACCCATTCCAGGATCGGCGTCGGCCGGCGCGGCGTCCAGGCCTCGACGACTTCCGACGGAATGCGGAACGCCGGCTTCTTCGCCTTCACCGTCTCGGTTGTCGTCTCCATCCCCGTCGCCATCGTCCCTGCTGTCCTTTTCGATTAACCGCAGACCCTTCGCGTACGACCGCAATGCGTTATCCACGATCCGCTCGGCAGACCGCTTGGCGATCGCCCGAGCCTCGATATCGCCGACCAGCATCGACACGCGATCGGGGATTGTTTCCAGAAGAATGCGAGCGTCAACCGCGCTTTGCGACCAGGCGGAAATGACCTCGTCTCGCTTCAGGTATTGCCGCTTGTCGCGCCGAAAGTTCCAAGTCTCGCGGAGCCGCTTGATTCGCCGGAGCTTCGCCTGCTCAACGTCGCCGTCCAGCTCGGCTTCCTCCTTGACCGTCTTCTTTTCAACCTTGCCGACCAGCCACTGGTGGACCAGCGTCAGCGAGTACGTGCCATCGGCGTTCCGCGGGCAACCTTCCTTCGCCCAATGGGCCGCGCGCGTGCGATCATAGCCTAGCATGCGCGACAGCTCCGACCCCGCCAGCCGCGTATAGTCGCGGTTCTGCGGGAGCGGCCGGCCCTTCTTTGCGGCTGTTTTCTTCTTTGCCACACGCTTTTAACTCACTCGGCGGCGCCGCGTCCCGTGCGCGTACTTGTCGTGCTCATTGACCACGTGAGGCGCCCACTGGAGATTGCTCGCCGCGTTGTTCGCGCCATTGCCGTCCAGGTGACGCACTTCCCACTGTTCGCCGTCGATTGTTGGCCGGGCTCCATAGAACGCCAGGCAGACGACGATGTGCTGCGCCCAGACGGAGCCGTTGAGCGAAACTCGCTTATATGGCGTGCCCGGCTTGTCGAGCAGATTGAGCAGCTTCGGCGCTCCGCTCTTCAGGTTGTAAATCTCGCCGCTCGGTAGCACCGCGAACTGCGGCGCGTACATCGGACAGATGCGGATGTCGACGCCAGGGAACCAACCGCGGAGCATTTCGAGAGCGACAGCCATACGATCCATCAGTAACACCCCGGCGGGAGATCGTCGGCGTCGCTGGCCGCTCGTGCCGCGAGGCGGTAAACCAAGGCGACGCTTAACAGGCCGGCGATCGCGCCGCCGATGATCCAGAGTTTGAATTCTTCAAGTTGCACTTTCGGCCCTCCGTCAACGCCGCAAGCCGGCTTCACACCGGCTTGGACGCTTCCCGTCTGCGAGGATCGAATTGTTGTGCGGCCGCCTATTTGTTCTTCCCGCCGAACAACACCCGGCCGATCGCCTTCAGCGGACCGCCGCCACGACTGCCGCTTGCTCCGCAGTTCCCGCCGGCGCATCCGCCGCTAACGCCGCCTTCGCTAAACTCGTTCGCCATCGCCGACGAATACACGACCGGCGCCTGCATGCTCGGCTGACTCGTGATCGCGACCGTCTCGAAATGGCATTGCCCGCGGCCATCGCAAACACGACGCTGGACGTACCGAACCTCGGGGGGCGCCGTCGTCGCCACGCTCGTGGGTTGCGTTTGCGATGATTCTTCGGGAAACGTTTGCACCGCCGACGCTAGCGCGAGGCAACCGCAATCCATGCCGTCTTTCGAGCACTTGCAATTGTCACCGCACAAACAGCCGATCTTCGTGGCCGGCTTGGCGCCAGACTTCGCCATCGGGGGCGGATCGCATTTGTCGCAGAGTCGCTTCAGTGCTTCGACGTCGAGCCTTAACTTCGCGATCTCGATTTTATTTCGTGCGACGTCCGTCTCGATCGCCTGAAACCGCTGCTCCACGATCGGCGGCAACGGCGATCCGATGTCCGCGCCCAACACCAACAACAACAGTAAATGACTCACAGTCCGCTCCTTCGTTCGTTGAAAACCAGACCTTCCATCAAGCCACCGCTAAGACTTAATCGCCGGGAGTACGCCACCCTCGTCGACCATGGAACGCATCGCCCACCAGCCGCCGATATCGCGGCCGTACGCGCCTTCGGGGATGACGAAACGGCCGCGCTGGCCCCATCCGGTTCCCCACGAGTTTTGATGCCAGATGCCGTATTTGCCGTTGCGCGAAGTCGGCTTGTAGCCGAGAATCGCATGGCCACCGCCGCCGCCGCGACCAGGTGGAAGCCAGCCGTCGCCGTCAGGGTTGTAATTGTTGAACCACGAGATGCCGGTGACGATCGCGAACTTACAGATCACGGCGCTCATAACGTGATCGAACGTCGGACAGAGGAAAATCTCCAACGCCTTGAATCGCGAACGCTCTTCTGAAGTCGCCGTCTTCATGCCGCGGCGCCAGATCAAACCGCACGTCTCGGCCGTGCCGATGCCGTTGATCGTCATCTCGTGGACGGCATCCTCGAGCAGCGAGCCGTTGTCGCCGCCGCGATTGATCCGGTTGTACAAGTCGGACGCCGAGAGTTTGATGAAAGGCAACCCCTGCCGCGCCCGAGTGTATTCAGCGATCGCCGCCGTTGCATCGCAATTGCATTGCCCAACGCCATCTTGATCGTGGACGTACGGAAGGAACGGATCATCAGAGTCGCCACCCATCGCCGCAATCTGTGCGTCCCACTGCGAGCGAGCAACCATCGGCGCTTCTTTCGAGTCGCCGTAAACGGGCCACGCTCGCGTCAGGCCAGCGGGCGGCTCGTTGTTGCCAAGCCGGCGGACCGACCCATCCGGCAATACAAATTCGACTGTTCCCGACATTAACCCCCCACTTTCTGCATCGCACCGATCAACTCACCAGGCGACTTGGGAAGATCGCCCTCGAATCGGATCACGCCGGTTTCGTCCACCAAGTAGAGCTGCGGGTACGCCTTGCCCTTCGCGCGATCGAGAAGCGGCTTGACGTCGGCCGGCGGGTTGCCCTTCGCGTCGGCAACATCCTTGTCAATCACTCGGAACTTGTGGCCCTTCTCGGCCATCCTCCGCGCCAGCGTGGGATCGGAAAGCATCACGCCGCGGCTGGCGACCGCATCGGCGGTTTCTTCCACAATCACAACAAACAGCTTCGTCGGCGAAACCGGGCCTGGTGGAGTTGGTCCAGGTGGAACCGGCGTCGGGCCCGGCGGGATCGGCGGCAATGGTTGCACGCCCTCGACGACGATTGTCACTTCCGCCGGCTGCGAGATCACCGCCTTGCCGTCGACAGCCTTCGCGGCCACGACGCCGATCTTGTACGTGCCCGGCGCCATCACCAAGCCGGCGAACGTGCCGAGCGGCGGCTGCAAAATGTCGCTGGGGAAAACCTGCACGCCGCCCTTCGTCCACCAGCGGACGTCGTCAGCGTTCAACGCGGTCGCGCGGACAAACACCAATCCAGGCTGCGGGAAGGTAATCGTCGCCGGGACAGTGATCGACGGCGGCAACTGCGGCGCGGGAGCCGGTGGAATCGGAGCTGGCTGAGGCGCCGGCGGGACCGGAACGGGGGTTGGAGTCGGCGCGGGAGTAGGTGGAACAGGTTGCTGCGCGCCCACGAATCGTGGCGGCGCGCCCACGGAGAACAGGCCGATCGCCGCGAGAGCGACAATAGACCATAGACGCGAGTGTTTCATTTGTTAAAGCTCCCGAAGTACAAGGTTGCCACGGCGGCGCCGGCGAGCAGAATCAGCCAGAATTCTGACTTGAACCACGCGAGCCGGCCGCCGACGGGAGAGATGCGACCCGCCTTACGCCTCGATCGACTTCCACGACTGCTGCGCCGGCTCACGCGTCGGCCCCCAAAGGTAGCGAAGGGGGATCGGTTTGAATCAGACGACCAACAGCGACAGGATCAACTTTGCGATCGCGGGGCCGTACTTCTTCAGCAAGTCGATGAACTTGCCCTTCACGCGTTCCTTCTCGGCCGGTTCCAGGTTGCTCGCGTCGAGCCGCGCGTCGAGCTCGGCGATCGCCTGGTCGCCAGCCTTCGCCGTGATGTCGGGCGGACCAGCCTGAAAGCGACTCAGCAGATCGTCCGCCTGATCGAGAAACTGCTTGGCCAACTTGATGTTCGTGCGCAATTGCGGAATGAGCGCTTTCGCGTCGCTCAACAGCTCGACCAGATCGAACCCGAAGAAACCGGCGCCCACGGGGACGGCGGTGGAAACGGAACTTTCAGACATGGAAACTCCTTAGCCTTCACGGCTTCCTGGAACAATGACGTGGAACTTGCAAACACTGCCATGGGAATCGCGGATTTCGCGAATGAGTTGCGTCTGATTCGCCAGTGCGTTCGTCTGATTCTCCAGGCATGCGGCTTGGTTTTCCAAGCATTTCGCCTGCAACTTCTGGACGCTCTTGGTTGTTTCAAGGTAATCCAGGTGCGAATCAACGATCGGCTTAATGGCGTTGACGCCCAGCCAGCAGCCGGCGCGCCAAGCCATATAACCCAAGCCGAGAATCATCGCGCCCGGCAAGCCGACCGACGATATGAATTGACCCCAGCTTGTGATTTCCATTGGAGAGAGGCTCCCTTGCGGGTTGTCGCCCGTGTCTGGGCGCCTTTAGCCTCTCCAAGAGGCAGGTTATTCAACTAGCTCAAAGCTACGCATTACCTATGCCGTCGTCAACGTCAATCTTATTATTTTCCTTCGGCGCGAGCGGACCAATCTCTTCGCGGCGGATCGCCACGTCAGCGGGGGCGGCAATCCCCACGCGTACACGGTCGCCGC